GGGAGAGAAATGGACGCGAAACGCTGTCCAGCTGATACAACGACACCCATAAGCTGTAACAAAGTTTGTGATGGTTCCTTAAATGGAAGAGCCATAAAAGCATCTTTAATGTTTCCACCTGGAGCATCCACATCTCTAAATTCACCTGGAGTTATAGATTGCGCGTCATCACGTATTCTGATGCCGCGCATCTTAAATCCTGCTGGTAAATTGGAGAGGGTACCAGCATCTAATAATGATCTTAGAGCTGCAGTTGCAGTTCTTGATAGACCACCGATCATATGAATTAATCCAAACCCATAAAAACCTAAACCGGGTAAAAATTTAAAATGAACAAAATAAGAAATTTTCTTTTTCTTTGGATCATCTAATTCATAATTTCTTCTAATCGATAATACTTCACGTGATGCTTCTTCAATTGTTACAATGTATGGAAGTTTAATTCCTGTTTCTTCTCCTGCTGCGTCTCTATCTTCAAAACCTTCTAAATCTAAATCAATATGAAATTCTAAAATATTATAAACGTCTTCGTCTTTTGTTTTTGTGATTCCTTCTAGTTCTCGTTCTTTTCTCTCAAGATCAGATTCAGTATTCGCAGGTTGTCCGATATCTACATCTCGGTAAAATCCTCCAACCATTTGTTTTCTTAAATCGTTGCCTTTCATTTTAATACGATGAACAACAGCCGTTGCATCTTCAAGAGATGTTGCAGTATAAGGTACCACTAAATCTTCTGCTGGTACAAATTTAGAAACTGCTCTACCTAACAAATCATCATAATAAACTTTTTTAAATGCAGATCCTGCTAATGGTAAATAAAATAATAACTGGTCGAACTCAGGTTCGTATTCTTTCATTTGATCCATCAACTGATAATTCATAAAATCTTTTACTCTATTTGATTGCATTTCTTTTTCAGGAGATGGTGCTCCCATGATTTGAGTTCTTACTGGTCCGTCGGCCGGGAGTAATTCTTTGTAAGCCAATGCTTGAAACTGAGTAACCGCTTCTGCAAGAACCGGGTGTGTAGCTCCTGCTGCACCTGAAAAAGGTTCTGTTCTATCTTCGTATTTAAATCCTAATAAATCTAAACCTGTAATGTAAGTGTGTTCCCATTCTTTACGAGACTCTTTGTAGTCCATGTAGTTTTGATTTAACTCTGAACCTAAAGGACCTAACACATCCTCTGGTAATAACTCAGCTAAATTATCAAAGTGGTTTTCACTTTGTGCTTGGTTAAATGCTCCAGGTTCAAAATTAATTTCTACTCCGCCATCTTCTGTCGGGGTAATCTCTGTTTCACCAGGATCTGGTAATGATTCTTTAATTTCTTCAGTAGCCTCTGCTTGTTCCTCGGGCCCTGGTATCTCAACCGATTTTCTTACTTCGGTTAATGCTTTGTCTATGTCTGCCATTTATTTTCTCCAATTGATTAGGTTTATCTTGTTTTGTTTGATTAATCAAGCCTCGTGGATCAGGGCCACTTAATGGTGGTATCTGATCAAATTTAACATGTTTCATGTTTTTAACTAGTGTTGGATTCTTTTTCATTACCAATAAAATTTCTTTTTTCGTTTAGGTTGATCTTCATCTTTATAGTCTTCTGGGTGTCTTAGCAACCCTCCTTGTCTAAATCTCATTAGAGCTTGGGTCATACTATCAACTAAATCGTCATGATCTCCGTATGGAAATGCAGCAACTTCTTCTACCATTTCTTGAGCATACTCCTCTCGCAAAGGAGCCCACACTTGTCCAGCTTCAAACATTGGAGAGACTGCATTAACTCTAGCAATTTTATCTTGACCTTTACTAGGTGTAAAATTTACTGCAGGTATTCCCATTTGTCTAAGCTCATACATTAAAGGTAAACCAGAAGCTTTAGCTTCAACAATAACTGTATCTGGATTCCAATATTTATATTGTTCTAATGCAACACGACGTAACTCCGGAAACTCTAAACGTTCTTTGTATGAGTCTAATAATATTATCTGTGGAGCAGAATCTTCATTTGGACGAAAAACTCCCCACGTTGTGATTGCACTGTAATCAGCTGTCTCCTTTTTTAAAAATGCTGTATCATAACTTTGAATAGTATGTTCAACAACAGGCATGTATTCGTGTTCCCAATCTTTCCACCATTCTCTCTTGATAAGAGCTCCTTCTTCTGACGTTGGGTTCTGCATGTATTGCGCGTTCCATTTTGCAACACCCGCAGATGCTTTTACAGATTCAAGATCCTCGAGCTTCCAATATTCAGGCCAGACTGGTTTACCGTTTGGAAGGATTGCAGGAAACTCTATAATTTCCCATTGATCCGCGTTTTCATTTTTCTGAGCGTTAATTAATTTTTGTGTAAGATCTTTTGTACTCCAACGAGTCATAACTAAAACAATACGACCCCCTGGTTGAAGTCTTTGCCGTGGTCCACTAGTATACCACTCCCATGCGTTATCAAATGCATTTGATGAGTTAACATCTTGCTCGGAGTGTGGGTCATCTATAATTAACAAATCTGCACCTCTACCGGTTACCGCACCTTGGACACCGACTGCAAAGTATTCACCACCATCAGATGTATTCCAACGTCCTGCAGCTTTACTATCTTCTTGGAGTCTTGTTTTAAAAATTTGTTGATACTCTGATGAATCAATTAAGTGTTTTGTTTTACGACCAAAGTTTACAGCGAGCTCAGCTGTGTGGGTTGCTTGAATTATTTTTAATTTTGGGTTTTGTCCAATCATCCATGCAGGAAGAAAGAACGATGCAAATTCAGATTTAGTATGCCTAGGTGGCATGTTTATAATTAGACGGGTCAATTCTCCAGTTGCTAATCTATTAAACTTATCTGCTATCTCGGTGTGATGGGACCCCTCTATAAAATCTGGCCACATTTTTTTTACAAAAGGCAAAAATTGAGTACGAACTTTTTTAAGTTCTTTTCTTTGCTCTCGTTGTATGATCTGAATCTTTAACTTTTTTCTTTCGACCGGATCTGCAATTTTATTAATATCGTGTACTGTTAGCATATATTTCAATGTGGGTAAAAAGTATTATACTCAAATGACTGAGTAAATCAAACACTATAGGGTAGGTCTGGGACCCCTACTAGGCCAAGGGGGTATCGAAAAAAATGTTTCACGTGAAACATAAAAGTAATTCCTTTAGGGACCCCTATATAAAAATTAGGGTGGGTCCCGCCCACATGCTCTTTTCTATTTTCTAGTGTGACGGGTATTTCTACCCGTCACTTTTTTAATTATGCTTTTTTATATATTACAGTATTGCCTGCAATAAAATCTCCAGGGATACACATATGTCCCGTTCTCTCCATCCATCTGAACCAAGCGTTAGTAGCACGAACATTTTTTTTAATAAACTCTGGTCCTTTCATTTTAGACTCTTCATCCATCCACATATCAAAAGTTCTATTTGATATGTCTTTATCATATCCCGATTGTCTCTCAATCGTTGAACATCCAATCAACTTGTATAACTCTTCAAGTGTTGGTTTTTTTGGAGCAGTCCAAACTTCCTCTGTTCCGTCTGTCTGCCATCTTATTACTTTATACATTGTATTCCTTTCGTTTATAAAAGAGTATCGCATAATATCCTATATTATGTCAAGCCATTAAATTTATTTTTTTTCTTTTTTTGGGTGGGTCCCGCCCACATGCTCTTCTCTATAATTTTCTAGTGTGGCGCGAGTGTGTTTATTTCTCGCGCCACGATTTTTTATTTACTTATCAAATTTAAACTCCATTTGTTTAGGCCATTTTTTTTGTTTAGACATTTTAGTTATACGGTCATAGGCCTGTTGTAATCGTATCTGTCTATTTTGCTCTTCAACAAATTTATCTGTTTCTCTCATCAGATAAATACCAACACCAACAATACCAACGATTGCTGCAAATAATATTATTTCAATCATTGACTAATCATCACTTTCTTTGGTGTTTCATTCCAAGTTATATTGAGAGTTTTAGAAAACACATTGTTTAATTGTGCAACTAATTCAGAAGGCGCGTCAGCTTCCATAACTTGGTCTTCTGCAACTCTTTTTATTCGTTTGAGTTCTGCAAGTTTAGAACCTTCAGGAAGTTTCTCAATAAATTTCTGGGCTTCATTTTTAGCCCACTTCCTAATCTGCTCTTCGCAATCTTCATAAGTTATCTTATCCTCGTTATAACGATAAGCTTCTTTATCAAATTTAGAAGATAGCTCTTCCTTCTTACTTTTGGTTGTAGCTTTTTTCTCAAAGAAACTTTGCGCGTTAATCTGCGCCTTCTTCAAGTTGGCTTCAGCTATTTTTAACGCGTCCATAATTTTAAACGCGCCAATCTTAACCGCCAATTTTTTAGCGGCTTTTTCAGTCATTGTTGTTGTATGTTGTCTAACCAACAATTCCTGCTCTTCTATTAGAGGGTCAAGATTTCTTCTTATTTTTTCCTTGAAGTGGTCTTGTGTCCTCACACTCATTTTACTAGCCATAATATATTCCTTTCTGTTTATAGTTAGTGATTTGTTTATAGGTTATTATAGGATTATTGTCAAGCCCTAAAAAGAAAAAAATTTTTATTTTTTTATATGGGTGGGACCCGCCCACATGCTCTTCTCTAGGGTGCGACAATATTGTCCTTGAGTATATAGGATATTATGTTAAAGTGTAATTATGAATGTGAAAGTAGAAAAAATACCTTATTGTGCTTGTATAGATTTACACGCAGAATTAGTGAAAGCCAAACTTTTAATTTATGGTGGATTTGAAACTTCAAGCGATTTGGAAGATCCACTGCAAGTTGGTGGCCAAGTGAATGGTAGTCATTACGATCCTTGGGACCACAACTTTAAATAAAATTCAGGGCGAGAAATCGCCCTGATCCCTGATCCATAGGTGCTTATCCGACGGGATAAGATACGGCGCCTTACGAGGCACTATGGATCTGGGATCCAATTGTTAGTAGCGGGGATTGACCTAACCAACGCAATTGGATCTGGGACCAGTTGTCTAGTGTAGGTTGTACAGTTTACCTTGGCTACACACTCAGCTGGTCAAGTGTTCGATTGTGGGGTTGTACTACACTTAAAATTGGGAAACCCTCAAGGCTAGTGTGCGCCTTCGGGCGCAAGCCTTTTTTAAAGTTTTTATTTTTTAGGGTGGGTCCCGCCCACAAGCACTAACCACAAGCAACAAGTCACGGGGTGGGTCCCGCCCACACGCTCTTCTCTGAAAATAAAAATTTTTATCTATTGACATTGTCCCCGAATATCCTATATTAGACTCATGAAAGGAATACTAAAATATGATAACTAAAATAATATTGAAATTTGAAAACTTAGACCAGGAACAAGAACACAAGGCTCTGGACTGGTTAACAAATTGTAAAGAAAAAAAAGAAATACCATTTAAATTATTTCTACATAAAGGCGGCATTAATAATAAGATGGTAGAAATCACCCCGCAAGCCGGTGACCCCGGTGAAGGTTCGAATATAAAACAGTTCGGGGTTCGAACATGAACACGGACCAGGCCTGGAAATTAGTTGGAGGCCTAAGCAAGCCGGGCAAGATGCCCGGCTGGTCAATTGGTATACCAGCTAAAGAATGCAACACCGGCGGCAAGCTCCAAAATAAGGAAGGAAGCGTTTGTAACAATTGTTACGCTCTGAAAGGTTGCTACGTTTTTAAAGTTGTACAAGATGCACAATATCGGAGACTAAGAGCAATTAAAGACCCGCGATGGGTCGAGGCCATGGCCTTGTTAATTAATTCTAAAAAGCCTGATGTATTTAGATGGCACGATTCAGGGGACGTCCAGGACCTGGAGCACCTTCAGAAAATTTTTGCCGTTTGTAGGTTGACGCCTTCAAGAATGCATTGGATGCCAACTAAGGAAGCATGGGTAAAAAAATATTTAAAACATAAGCCTGATAATTTAACGATTAGATTATCATCTCCAATGGTGGACCAGGGACCAATTAAAAGCTGGCCCAATACATCCACAGTGGTGGTTAAAAAGAAGGCAACATGTCCAGCACCTAAACAGGGCGGCCAATGTCTAGACTGTAGACGATGCTGGAATCCAAAAATTAAAAATATTTCTTATGGTCAACATTAGAAATCTTAGGGCTGGTTGTATTCCACCAGCCCTCAAGCTTAAATAAAAAATAAGGGAGGGTCCCGCCCGCAAGCACGCACCATGAACCGCAGGCCGCAAGCCACAGGCCGCAGGCCTGGGTGGGTCCCGCCCACAAGCTCTATTCTCGGCCCGCGACACTTTGTCCATTGACATTTGTCCTATAATATGTAGGACGCTAAACGTTTTGTAAAAATTTAAGACTTGACTCCATACCCGTGGCACACGGATCTGCCTTCCCCTTAATTAAATCTTCAATAAACCTTCCCTCAAAAAGTTTTATTGCTAAAGGACCGAGGGTCTTTAGCATCTTCC